AATATTAGAGGGTGGAGCATTTGGACATATGAATCATCCATTTGATGATAATAATTTGATGTTTTCAGACTTGAAGAACATAATTATTATAGGGTTAGAAGGAAAGTTAAATCGTGAAGATAAGGTTTCTGAAAAACTTGACGGACAAAATCTTATGATAAGTTGGGTAGATGGACGACTAAAAGCGGCCAGAAACAAGGGACATCTAAAAGATTTTGGTAAAAATGCGTTAGACGCAAAAGGAGTAGCAAGTAAATTTGCAGGTAGAGGAGAAATCAAAACTGCATTTGCAGGTGCTATGAATGATTTAGAAAGAGCCATTGGTAGTTTAAATGACAAACAAAAAGAAAAGGTTTTTGGTAATGGTTCTAAATGGATGAATTTAGAGGTTATGTATCCACAAACAACAAATATAATTGACTATGATGTAGCAGAGATTGTATTTCACGGAACAAGTGAATATGATAAAAGTGGAAGTCCAATCGGATATTCAAAAGAAGCAGCTCGTATGTTAGAAGGTATGATTAGACAAATAAATCAGAATATACAAAAGAGATTTAAAATTGGAAAGCCTAATTTTTTAACAATACCAAAAGTTCAAAACTTTGGTAAATTAAAAAGTAGATTTTTAGGTGAATTAAATAAATTACAATCACGATTTGGACTAACAGATGGTCAGAGATTATCTGAATATCATAGAAGACATTGGCAAGAACTTATTTTAAAAAATGCTAAATCATTAGGTGGTGGTATTCGACCAAAACAATTACAATTATTAACAAGAAGGTGGGCATACTTTGATAAATCTTATGCTATAAAAGATATCAAACGAGATTTTAAAGACAGACCTAAATTTTTAGCTTGGGTATTAAAGACAGACAAAGAAGACCATAAAAAGATTTTAAAACAAACAATTAAACCATTTGAAATATTATTTTTCAAAGTGGGAGTAGAAATATTAAAAAACATATCAGGATTTTTGGCAGTATCACCTGACAAAGCAGTTCAAAAAATCAGACAAGATGTTATCAACGCTATGAATGATTTGAAAAAACCTGGTAATGTAGAAAAATTAGAGAAATTAAAAATACAAATAGAAAAATTAGAAGCTATCGGTGGAATGAATGCAATCGTTCCAAGTGAAGGCTTGGTTTTCAAATATAAAGGAAACCTATACAAATTCACAGGAGCATTTGCACCAATCAATCAAATACTCGGTAGTTTAAGATTTTAAGGAGTTATAATGGCAGGATATAGTAAAGACCAAGAAAGACAAAATAAAGCACTAAAAGATTTAATATCTGGTAAAGAACACGAAAAGTCTTATATTCAAGTAGGATATGAGGGTAAGAAAGATGAAAGTCAAGGGGGAAAGACAAGAAAATCAGAATTGACTGATATTATGTCAGAAATTAGAATGCCTTGGTTTTGTCCAGAGTGTAAAAAAGCAATGAAGAAAAAACTTGATGACAAGTTTTGGAGATTAATGGGACATTGTTTTGATTGTCAAGTAGAATTTGAAAACAAATTGAGAATAAAAGATTATCAAGAATATGAAAGATATGTAAGAGAAAAAGTTCTTGAAAATCAAATGTCACAATTAAAAGATTTAGAACAAAGTATAGATGACTTTGAAAAAACAGGTGGTAAAAAAACCTGGTATAACAATGTAGGTGTTAATACACCAATGTTAGAAGAGGACAAATGGGAAATGGGTGAAAAAGAATTTGACAAAACTATACAAGAAGCAAGAGATTTTATTAGAGATAATAGAAAAAAGGTAGAAGAAGCACAACAACAACTAACAGGAGCAGAATAATGGGTGATTTCATACAAATGATAATGAATCTTTTCTTTGGTGGTAACAAGAAGAAAGAAGTAAAAGAACTTGATAAACAAATCAAAGTAAAAGATACAGAGGTTAAAGAACTTGAAAAAGAAGTAAAAGTTCTTGAATCAAAGAAAAAAGTAAATAAAAAAGAAGTAGCAAAACTTAAAAGAAAAGTAACAACTACAAAAAAACAGATTGAAAAAGCATCAGAAGCAGTAAAAGAAGATAATGCTGACGAAGCAGTAAAATTTTTGAAGAAATTTTCAAAGTAGTTGATATTTATATATACATATATATGAAGTATTTATTAAACATATTATTAATAGTTGGATGCCTATATGCACAAGATGTTGATGAACCTAAAACTTTCATCTTTACGGAAGAACAAGTATTAGGATTTACCAATGCTATTAAGGAATTAGAACTAAAAGATAGTTTAAATGTATCTTTGGTTGCTGATTACGAAGCTATGGTAAAGAAATTGGAAGCAAATGCAGCAATAGATTCAATGTTGATATCAAATAAAACGACACAAATTGATTTACTAAAAGACACAAACAATCTTCTTGAACAAAAAGTAAAACTTGTCAGACCTAAATGGTATGAAAATAAGTGGTTATACTTTACATTTGGAGTATTGGCAACAGCAGGTTCAGTTAAACTTGCAGGTCAAATAGTAGATTAATGGCAGAGCAGATAAAAGAAGTAATCAAACAAGAATATGTAAAATGTGTTCAAGACCCGGCATATTTTATGAAAAAATATTGTATGATACAACACCCGATTAAGGGCAAAATACCTTTTGATTTGTATGATTTTCAGGAGAAAACCGTAAAGGATTTCCAAAATAATCGTATGAATGTTATTTTGAAAGCTCGTCAGTTGGGTATTTCAACATTGACTGCTGGATATGCGTTGTGGATGATGACATTTCATCAAGATAAAAATATCTTGGTAATTGCAACAAAACAAGATGTGGCAAAAAACTTGGTAACTAAAATTCGTGTTATGCACGCAAATTTACCAAGTTGGTTAAAACAAAGGTGTGTTGAAGATAACAAATTAAATCTACGATACATTAATGGTTCACAAGTAAAAGCAGTGTCATCAGGCCCAGAAGCAGCTCGTTCAGAAGCTCTATCATTATTGATATTAGATGAGGCGGCGTTTATTGATAAGATTGATGAAATATGGACTGCAGCACAACAAACATTGACGACTGGTGGACAATGTGTGGCTTTATCTACACCAAATGGTGTGGGTAATTGGTTTCACAGAACTTGGGTAGATGCAGAAGAAGGTAGAGGTATGTTTAACTTCATCAAACTTCATTGGACGGTTCATCCAGATAGAGATGAAACTTGGAGAAAGGAACAAGATGTTTTACTTGGGCCAGCAAATGCATCACAAGAGTGTGATTGTGACTTCTTGACTTCTGGTACCGGTGTAATTGATGCGGTATTATTGGAAAATTTAAGAGAAAGAAGTTGTAAAGACCCAATTGAAAAGAGAGGAATTGATAGTAATTGTTGGGTATGGGAGCCAGCCAATTACAATAAGAATTATATAGTATGTGCTGATGTTGGTCGTGGAGATAGTGCAGACTATTCTGCTTTCCACGTGATTGATATTGAAAACTTGGAACAAGTGGCAGAATATAAAGGTAGATTAAATACCAAAGATTTTGGAAATATGTTAGTTTCTATAGCAACAGAATATAACGATGCAATACTTATTATAGAGAATAATAATATTGGTTGGGCAACAATCCAACAAGTAATAGATAGGGATTATCCTAATCTATTTTATACAAGTAAAGACTTACAATATGTTGATGTTCAACACCAAATGAACAATAGAATCAACAGACAAGAAAGAAATATGGTGGCAGGTTTTTCAACGACTTCCAAGACCAGACCACTAATTATTAGTAAGTTAGAAGAATTTTTTAGAGAAGAAAGTGTAGTGGTTCATAGTAATCGTTTGATTGATGAATTACAAACTTTCGTCTATATAAATAATAGAGCAGAAGCAATGACTGGATATAATGATGATTTAGTTATGTCTTTTGCTATTGGCCTTTGGGTTCGTGATACTGCATTACGATTAAAAACAGAAGGTATTGAGTTAACAAAAAAGACATTGACCAGAATGATGGACAATGAGGGTTTATACACCAACGAAGATGTAAACAAAAATGATAGTTGGGAGTGGGAACCAGGAAAAAATAAAGATAAAGAGTCATTGGAGTGGCTTTTATAAAGTGAGGAATTATGGCAGACAAAACATTATTTGGTAGATTAAGACGATTATTTTCAACAAACGTAATTGTAAGAAATGTAGGTGGTAAGAAATTAAAAGTTGCCGATACAGACCAAGTTCAAAGACAAGTGAAATCACACCTTGTGGATAGATATACAAAACTACATAACAATTTAGATTTAGTTGGAACGGGATATTCAACCGTTCATCAAATTATGGCGGCAAGATTAGCATTGTTTAAAGATTATGAAACAATGGATTCAGACCCAATCATTTCAAGTGCATTAGACATTTATTCAGATGAATCAACAATGAAGTCTGAATATGGTAGTGTTTTAAATGTTAAGACAGAAAACAACAATATTAAAGAAATTTTAAATAATTTATTTTATGACATTATGAACATTGAGTTCACATTATGGCCTTGGGTTCGTAATATGGTTAAGTATGGAGATTTCTTTTTGTATTTAGATATTAATGAAAAATACGGAATTACAAATGTTGTTCCTTTATCACCTTATGAAATAATTCGTTCAGAGGGAGAAGAAGCAGATAATCCTTATTATACAAAATTCTATTTAGAAAGTATTGAGGGAGCACACCCATATTTTGGCCAAAGGTCAACATCAGGAAAAGGTAAGATAGAGTTTGAAAACTTCCAAATTGCACACTTTAGATTATCAAACGATAGTAATTTCTTTCCTTACGGAAAATCTATGATTGAGGGAACTCGTAAAATTTGGAAACAATTAACTTTAATGGAAGACGCTATGTTAATTCACAGAATTATGAGAGCACCTTCTAAACGAGTATTCAAGATTGACATTGGAAATATTCCACCAAATGAAGTTGATAATTATATGCAAAGAATCATCAATAAGATGAAGAAAACACCAGTTATTGATGAAAATACAGGTGAGTATAATTTAAAATACAATATACAAAACTTAACAGAAGACTTCTTTATGCCAGTTCGTGGTGGAGATAGTGGAACTGAAATTAATGAGTTGGGTGGTATTGATTATGATTCAACAGAAGATATTGAATATTTGAAAAATAAATTATTAGCATCATTAAGAATTCCAAAAGCATTCTTAGGTTTTGATGAAAATGTTGGTGGTAAAGCAACATTAGCAGCAGAAGATGTTAGATTTGCAAGAACTATTGAAAGAGTTCAAAGAATTATTATATCTGAGTTAACAAAAATCGCAGTAGTTCACTTATATTCACAAGGATATACAGATGAAGACTTGGTAAACTTTGAATTAGATTTAGCAAGTCCTTCAACAATGTATGAACAAGAAAAGATAGAATTGTTAGGACAAAAAGTCACATTAGCTCGTGATATGATTAGTGATAAAATTTTACCTACAAATTGGGTCTATGATAATGTATTTAATTTTTCTGAAGATGAAAAAGCAGAAGTTCAAAAACAAATCATAGAGGACCAAAAAGAGAAGTTCAGACACTCACAGATTGAAATGGAAGGTAATGACCCAGCAGATTCAGGTGAATCAGTTGGAACACCAAGTGATATGCAATCTGGTGGAGGTGGAATGTTTGGCCAGGGACAGGAACCACAACAGGATGACGATTCGGTAGCGGGTTCTATCTTCGACCCATTTTCAGATGAGGAAGAGGACGAACGACCAGAAGATGAACAAGGTGGTAGACCAGAAGAGATGAATCACTATGGAAAAGATAGTGGAGCAAGGGGTCGTGACCCATTAGGGAAACAGACCAAGAACAGAAGACCACTTGCATTAGCACACTATGATGCTATTAAAAAAACTATGGGTAAAAAGTCAAAAACTATACTTAAAGAGACCAATCAAGTAGATGAAATGAACAAGGAATATGATGAATATAAGGAAGAAAACGGCAAAGATTAATACCGATTTCTTGAAAGTTTTATATTTATTATTGATAAAATACAGAAAAATACTTTGGAGCTCAAATGTCTTATGTAAAACATAACAAAATAAAGAATACAGGTATTCTTTATGAACTTTTATCTCGTCAAATAACAGTTGATGTGATAAATGATGAAAAAAACTCTAAGTCAGTTAAATTATTTAAAGAATTCTTTAATAAAAATACTGAATTAGGTAAAGAATACGAACTATATTCAATCTTATTGAATAAAAAATACAAAAACTTGACTCACGCATCTTCTTTAGTCGAAGCCGTAGTCAAAAGTCGTAGAAAATTGTCTAATCGTAGATTAGCAAACGAAAAATACAACCTAATCAAAACAATCAAAGAA